AGACATCTACGCGCAGACGGACGACGTATTAATGCGTCACCTGCCGGACACAACAAAAAGTCGGGGGCAGTACCTCGACATGTTGGAGATGGGCTCAAAGGAAGATTTAACTTGCCAGAGGATGGCGTACTACCTCGGGCGTGAGTATACGTACCACCAAAGGTGGGAAGAGGCAATAAAAGAGCTTCAGCGGTACTTGTTGTTGCCAAAGGCCATGTGGCCGCTTGAAAGAAGCCACGCCATGAGGATGATTGGCGGGTCGATTGAAAATATGGGTCAAGACGGAATGCGCTGGCTAAGATTGGCGTGCGCCGAGGACCCAACGATACGGGAGAACTGGTACGCGCTGGCGTATGGGTGCTACAAGCGAGATCTGTGGCCCGAGTGCTACGGTACGGCAAAGACGGCGCTGTCAATAACTAGAAACATCGCCCAGCACACGTACGACGCATCGGCCTGGGGCTACCTGCTACACGATTTGATTGCACTAAGTGCGTACAATTTAAAGTTAAAAGACGAGGCGGTAAAGCATGGCCAGATTGCCGTAGACATGGCCCCCGACATAGAAAGATTAAAGACTAACCTAAAGTTTTATAAGGAAGCATAAAAATGGCACAGGCCGGCTACACGCCAATTCAAATGTACCACAGCTCAACCACCGGTGCCTTGCCGACGGCGGGGAACCTTTTGGTTGGCGAGCTGGGTGTAAACGTCACAGACCGCCAGATTTACACAAAAGACGCTAGCGGCAACGTTGTAGCACTTGGCGGCAGCGGAGCAAAAGCTGGTGGCGCGATTGTAATCAACGAAACAACCGCGGATGAGAGTTACACCATGCCGTCAGGAACTAACGGCTTTTCTGTGGGCCCAATCACAATTGCCAGCGGCGTAACAGTCACCATATCCTCCGGCCAGCGCTGGCTGGTGCTTTAAGGAGTAAACATGAGTACGATTGCAGCAGGACTCACATCCGGCACCGCGCTGGTAAACAGCGGCGACACGACAGGCCAGCTGGTTCTCCAGACCAACGGCACGACCACGGCGGTTACGCTAGGAACAGACCAGTCAGCCACGTTTGCCGGTAAGGCAGTGTTAACTGGGTCATCAAGCGTAGCTGGGGCAAAGATTTCCGATGTGCTGGAGACCGCCACGATCTCGGCCACGGCAGCCACCGGGACAATTAACTACGACGTCACGACCCAAGCGGTTCTGTACTACACATCAAACGCCTCGGCTAACTGGACGGTGAACTTCCGTGGATCGAGCGGTACAAGCCTTAACACGCTGATGGCTACCGGCGAGTCTCTGACCGTGGCCTTCTTTGTTACCCAAGGCGCTACGGCTTACTACAACAACGTCGTCCAAGTAGACGGCAGCTCGGTGACGCCTAAGTATCAAGGTGGCACGGCATGGTCGGCTGGTAACGCAAGCAGTATTGATGCCTACACTTATACGATCATCAAGACCGGTAACGCCGCATTTACGGTGTTTGCCGCTCAGACGAGGTTTGCATAATGCCGCTGATTGCGACCAGAGGCGCCGCATCTGCTCAGGGATTTGGGGAGTTCGCCCAGTCTGCGGCAGTTAATTACATTGAAGATGTCTTTTCGACATACCTCTATACAGGCAACGGCTCTACACAGACGATCACCAACAACATTGATCTGTCTACAAAAGGCGGGTTGGTTTGGTTGAAAGGCAGGAGCCTTGGCTACAACAACGGATTGTTTGACACGGTTCGTGGCGCAGACTATCTGCTTAGTTCAAATAATGCAGATCCAAATACAAGCGTTTCAGGCATTCCTGCAAATGCGTGGATTACTGGGTTTAACGCTAATGGATTTGGTCTTGGATCAAACGGTTCCGCAAATTCAAACACGCAGACATACGTCTCATGGACATTCCGCGAGCAGCCAAAGTTTTTTGATATAGTTACTTACAGTGGCGATAGTGTTGATAACCGACAAATTGCACATGATCTTGGATCAACACCAGGATGTGTAATTGTTCGTCGATTAAGCGGAGATGATTGGTTTGTTTATCACAGATCCTTAGCAGCAAATTATGGCCTTAGATTAAATAAAACAGACGCAGAATCTTCAAACACATCAACTGTTAAGTCTGTATCCTCTACTACGTTTACCGTTGGCACAGACGGAATGGTAAATGTATCCGGATCAAATTACATAGCCTACCTCTTTGCCCACAATGCTGGAGGTTTTGGTCTTGCTGGCGATCAAAATGTGATTACTTGTGGCTCTTATACTGGAAATGGAAGCGATACTAATGGGCCTGTTATTAACCTTGGATATGAGCCTCAATGGGTTTTAATTAAGAATGCAAGCGCCGTTCAGAATTGGTATTTGCTTGACAATATGCGAGGTATGCCTGTTGGGGATGCAGATGCAAATTTAATTCCTAATCTTTCTAACGCAGAATCAGATTCAACAGTTTTATCTCCAACCGCTACTGGTTTTCAGTTGGACACAGCGGGGTCGCCAAATAATAATGGTAATACATTCATCTACATCGCCATTCGCCGTGGGCCGATGAAAACGCCTACGAGTGGGACAAGTGTGTTTTACCCAAAAGTTCATTCTGGAAGTTCGTCTTATTCTGTCGGATTTCCAACCGATGCTTGTTTTGCAGCAGATCAGTCAGGAAATGCCCTTAATACCGTTGTGGTATATCGACTGGCTGGTGATAACAAATATTTTGGTGGAACAGCATCGACTGCCGCAGAACAAACTGTAAGTGTTTGCCAATTTGATTTACAAAATAGTTTTCAACTTTCGTATAACAACAATAATCAAGCGAGGTGGCACTTTCGCCGCGCCCCTGGCTTCTTTGATGTGGTCTGCTATACAGGCACTGGTTCTGCTACAACAGTAAGCCACAACTTAGGTGTTGTGCCTGAGTTAATGATTTTAAAAGCACGAAGCACATCTGGTGCTTGGACTATTTATCACAGCGCATTAGGAGCAACAAAATATCTTGAATTTAATACTAGTGCTGAAAACACAGGCACTAATAGATGGAATGATACTGCGCCAACATCTTCAGTATTTACAATAGGCACTACTGGAACAATTAACACAGCTGGACAAACATACGTCGCCTACCTCTTCGCCACCGTTGCAGGGGTAAGCAAAGTAGGTTCTTATACAGGCACAGGCTCTACACAAACTATCAACTGCGGATTCACAGCGGGTAGTCAGTTTGTGTTAATCAAGCGCACTGATAGCACAGGTGACTGGTACGTCTGGGATTCGGCTCGCGGCATAGTGGCCGGGAACGATCCATATCTGCTTCTAAACTCAACGGCGGCGGAAGTCACCAATACAGACTACGTTGACACCGCAAGCACTGGATTTGAGATTAGCAGCACCGCACCAGCGGCGATAAACGCTAACGGTGGGACATTCATCTTTTTGGCGATAGCCTAGAGGTAAACATGGAAATTAGACTTCGATCAAACGGCGCAGTGATGTACGAAGGCGAGCTGCGTCAATACCTAAGAGAAAACAACGGCCCGTCCTTTGACCGGCTGACCCCAGAAGTCCTTGAGGCTCTCCAAGCTGACCCGGTCTTTGAAGGCCCGCAGGCCCAGCCGGGAAGATACCAAGTCGCCTTCCGTGACGGGGTTGAGCAAGTCGAGGGCAAGTGGTACACCAAGTACTCAGTGGCCGACATGGATGACGAGACCAAGGCAGCCAAGAATGTTGAGCAGGCCAAGAGTGTGCGGGATGACAGAAACCGCCGCCTGGCTGACTCTGACTGGACTCAGGGCAAAGACATTGCGGATTCAGTAAGCACCCCCTGGGCGGCATACAGACAAGCGTTGCGGGATGTACCTGCACAGGCTGGCTTCCCGTGGGATATTCAGTGGCCTAACAAACCGGAGTAAGACATGGCATCAACCATAAACGCACTATCAACCGGATCTGGCGGTTTAGTTAGCACCGGAGACGCCTCCGGTCAGCTTCAACTTCAGGCCAACGGTTCGACCAAAGTAACAGTAAGCTCGTCTGGAGTTAATCTTAATGGGTTGACTTTTCCAACAACAGACGGAACAAACGGACAAGTGCTTCAGACCAACGGATCTGGAACGCTAAGTTTTGCTACACCAGCGGGCGGAGCTTGGACTTATCTGTCTACGGTAACTGCAAGCAATAGCGCAACCGTAGATGTAGAAACTACTTTTAGTAGTACATACGATGTTTATGCGATAGTAATTAGTGGTTTTGTTGCTCAAACAGATAATGTTTCAATTAGATTTGAAATGAAAATTAACGGAAGTTATCAAACTACAAACTATCGTGCATTTTCAGAAAATTATTTATCTAATACTGGTGGTAGCGGTGGTTTTAATAGTACCGCGGCACAAAATGGTTCTGCTGTAACCATACTTCCTAATGTGGGAAATGATGCTGGAGAACATGTAGATGCAATTATGTATGTATCAAATCCGGCATCAACAAGTCTTTGGAAAACAATTTATGGTCAAGCATTATGTATTACATCAGCCGCAACCACATCAATGGGATCGGGTAGTTTTTGGGCGCAAAACTATGCCTCTGCTGAAGCATTAACCGGTGTTAAGTTTTATTTTTCTAGCGGAAATATTGTGTCTGGATCAGCCCGTCTTTACGGTATTAAGAATAGCTAAGGAATAATCATGGCACGACATCACATGACTTCTAACGGCCCGGTGCCGTTTACCGCCGAAGAGGAAGCCGCCCGCGATGCTGAAGAAGCTGCTTGGGCTGCCGGTGAAAAAGACCGAAACAACGCCAGGATGAAGTCTGCCCGCGAGGCTGCTTATAAGGCTGAGTCCGATAGCCTGTTCTTCAAGGCCCAGCGTGGCGAGGCAACCGTTCAAGATTGGCAAAACAAGGTGGCCGAGATCAAGGCCCGTTTCCCATATCAGGAGTAAATCATGGCAGCAACTATTAACGGCGACGGCTTAATAACCCTAGACGGTACGTCAACGACCCAGGGCCGGGTACGGCTAGCCGAGGACACCGATAGCGGGACTAACTACGTTGAGCTGACAGCGCCTTCATCGCTTGCCTCAAACGTAACCTGCACGTTGCCGTCTTTAACATCTACCCTGGGGTATCTAAACATTCCCCCCGTCGGAACAAAAACAGGGTCATACACCCTGACGACGGCAGACGTGGGCGAGTACGTTCAGGTAGGCTCCGGCGGGTCGATTACGATCCCCGACGCCACCTTTGCCGAGGGCGATGTGGTCTCAGTCTTTAATAACACCTCAGCCGGCATCACGATGACCTGCTCGATTACGACCGCCTATATCGCCGGGACGGACTCGGATAAGGCCACGATGACCCTGGCTACCCGTGGCGTGGCTACGATTCTGTTTATTTCTTCAACCGTCTGTGTGGTGACAGGGAACGTGTCGTGAGCGGATCTCAAGAATTACTGCTGGGTAATTTTGTAAGCGGAGGCTATCAGATCAGCCGCAGCCTGCGGTTTAACTCTGCTGACTCTGCGTATCTGAATAGGACGCTTGGAACTCCAACTAACGGGAAAATTTTTACTTTTTCTGTGTGGCTTAAGCGCAGTATATTAGGCACGCTACAGTCAATTATG